CCGGCACTTAATGAGAATGGAGAGTCTAACTTTGTTTATGATTATGGCAAGGGATTCTCTACAGAATATTTCTTGAATGTTAAGAGTCGTCTTGATAAGAACGAATGGGAAGCAAAATTTCAGCAGCGACCATTTGTCAGAGAGGGACTTTTATTTGCTGAAAATGAACTTCTTACATACAATGGTGTGTTACCGCCTGAAAGTAGCTTAATTCGAGTATTGGCTGCCTGTGATGTGGCTTGGGGCGGCGGTGACAGTCTGTTTGGATATGAATATGATGACGGATATATCTATATTCCAGATTGGATTTTTAACAAGGGAGATAAGACGGTTACTCAGCCTATTGTTGTTGGAAAAACATTATATCATAAGCCGCAGATGGAACATTTTGAAGGAAACAACGGCGGGGATGAGTATGCAGATAAGATAGATGAATTGTTACAGGCTCAACATTACTCATGTAGCATCTCGTCCAGCAAAGCACCAAATACGATGAGTAAAATGGCAAAGATTATACAGTATGCACCGGATGTTAAGAGAAGATGTAAGTTCCTTGCGGCAAATAAGAGAGACAAGGAATATCATGACGCAATGGATGAATTGACCATAACAGTTCAGATTGGTAGTAATGACCATGACGATGCTGCAGATGGAGTGACACAGTTAATAATGTTAGCAAATGGTGGCAGTTTGGCAAAGGCAGAGTTTATTGATTCACCATATTAGGAGGTATGATAAAATGACTAAGGAATTATTGAACAATTACAGATACCTTGATGAAATCATCAGAAAAGATGAGGAAAAATTGCAATATTACAAAGACAATCCACCATCTGCTTATGTTGGAAAGGTACAGTCATCAAACAAAGAATTTCCGTATCAGAGAACTTCAATAGAGGTATCAGGTTGTGAGGTCAAAGACAGGAGATTATGGAAAGAAAAACAGTATGAACTGATTACAAAGTTACATAATGAGCGTGCCGAGTTTGAACAGATGAAGCTGGAGATTGATATTTTCCTGACTACTATATTTGATGGTAGGGACAGGCTGATATTTGAATATCTTTACAGAGATGGTATGACGCAGCAGGAAGTGGCAGATAAGTTGTTTATGGATAGGAGTACGGTGTCGAAGGTTGTAAATAGGTATTGTAATATTTAAGCGAATAATGTAACATATAATTATTAAATTGTAATACAAGGAGATGAGATAAGTATGAACAAGTGGAAAAAATGTGGTGCTATAATTTTGTGTACGAGTATTATTACTGCGGTTGTTGTATTAGTATTAAATTATTTACTTGTAGAAGTAGGAATTAAGAACATTGATATTATAATTGGTCATTATAAAAACATAATTGATTTATTAGGGGTTATAATTTCAATATCTGCTATTGTATCAGTTGTAATTCTAGTTGGACAAATAAAAAAAGAATATGAAAGAGCAAGAAGAGAAAAGACTCTTGATTTATTAATGGCATGGTCAACAAATCTAACGCCAGAAACAAATTTTGCTGTTAAGATTGTTGAAAAATTTAATAGAGATCAGTGTACTAAATTGTTTAGGATGGAAATGTTTGAGGTTTCTGGGGAAGTATGCTATGAAATCAAAACAGTATATTCAGATTATAGCGAAGAGAATCAAATGTCTATTTGCAGATATTTAAATACTGATACAAAAAAACAAAAACAAGATAGTATAAATTGTAACTCATGTAAGTGTAAATCAGAATCAGAAAAAGTAGTATTAGATAAATATTATATGAAAAAGTTAAGATATTCCATTTTACAATATTTGAATTTGCTAGAAACTGTTTTGCTTGGGTGGCAAAATGGAGTCATAGATAGGGAAGTAGTAGAACAACAGTTTTCTTTTTTGCATGATCCCGCGAATAACAAAAATTGTCTTCAAGATTTTAGGATTGCTGCAGGTTCAGAAAGTGCTTATCCGAGTATCGAGGCCTTTTGTGTAAAATTGGAAGAAAACAGGAAGAAAAGAATAAAGGGCAAAGATTATATTGCATAATCTTTCACACAATTCACACAAAAACAATGCTATATTGGTATCATGAAATAACTATAAGGGTCAAGCGGTTTCAAATGAAGCCGTATGGCTCTTTTTTGATGCATTGAAATGAGGTGAGATAAGTGGAAGCAGAGGAAACGATGGAGTTATTCGGAAGAAAACGTATTTATACGGATGAGATTGTTATTGATGAAACAAATATTCTTTCTGTCCTGAATGACGCACTTATCACCCACATGGAAAATTACAATGCGATTGCTTATCTTTTGAAGTATGAAAAAGGTTATCAGCCGTTAAAACGCAAAAAGACGGTTCGTCCGGAGATTGATGTCAAAGTTGTGGATAATGTTGCAAATGAGATTACGGAGTTTAAGCTTGGCTATAACTGGGGCAATCCGATTATCTATGTGCAGCATGGCAATAATGATTTATCAGGAAATGACAGCAATTCAGACGATAATGCAGTTTCTATGTTGTCTGAAATGTTTAGAGAGGAAGGAAAAGCAAGTCTTGATCAGGAACTTGCAAGGTACATTGAGATTTGCGGTATAGGTTATCGTTTTATCAGAATTAAGCCGGATTATGATGGTGGTTCTGTGTTTCAGATGGCAACACTCAATCCGATGTTTGCTTTTGTTGTGTATTCAAATGATGCGTTTAAAAGACCTATGATGGCTTGTACTTTCCGTATAACAAAAAGCGGTGCAAGATATTATACTTGCTATACCAAAGATACAGTATTTGAGATACAGGATGCGGTGAAGATTATCAACGGCAAGGAGAAAGTAAATGAAAATGGGAAACGCATTATCAGAAATGGTAAAGGTGGGGAAGTAAATCCTCTTGGTGTTATTCCTATTATTGAATATGATCGTTCACATGACCGGACAGGCTGTTTTGAACGTCAGATTTCCGATATGGACAATCTTAATATCCTTGTGTCAGACTTTACAAATGATGTTGCACAGACTACGCAGGCGGTATGGTGGGCGAATGATATTGAGCTGCCAAAGGATGAAAATGGTAAGACAAAAAAGGTAGAAGCCGGTCAATGGATTTTATCTAAGACTACTGGTGCTGGAAACAAACCGCAGATTCAGTCATTGGCATTTATTTACGATTATAACGGCATATTGGAAGATATTAAATACAGGCGGGATGTTATTTTGCAGAAATGTGATATTCCTTTACGGAGCGAGCCGGGTGGCGGTTCAACTGGAACAGCAATGAGTATGTCAAGCGGATGGTCGGATGCTGACTGCTCAGCAAATAAGGAGTCACAGATTATTGAAGCATCGGAAATGCAGATGCTTAGGATTGCGAAAAAGATAATTGATTTATCGACAGATATACCTGAGGACAGCCCTTTAAAAACTCTTAAAATATCTGACATTGATATAAAATTTGTCAGAAACAAAAATTATGATATGGCTACAAAAGCCAACACATTTGCGACATATGCGTCTCATGGAGTACATGGCAGACACGCAATGCAGTTAGCAGACATTGGCGGAGATATTGAACAGATATGGCTTGATTCCAAAGATGGAGTTGAGAAGTATCAGAAGTCGGTTTATGACAGGCAGACAACAACAAAAGATGTTGGAAAGGTACCATATAATATCAGTCAGACAGAGGAAGATAAGGCTGACAGGCTTCAACAGGATGAGTCAGACCAGAATAATAACAGTCCAATACTTAATAGTTAAGGCATTTGCAAGCAGCGGGTGTCTTTTTATATGCCCTAGAGAAAGGGCAATACAAATTTCGCAAAATGATAATTCAGAGAAGAATATAAACGCAATGGAGGTAGCGAGATGAGAAAGCAGAATTTAGAACCGTTAAGAATGAATTTACAGTTGTTTGCCAAAGAACCGTCAGATGATAATACAGCAGGGGATAAGGCAGAGGATGAATTAAACGATATTCCAGATGATGATAGCGAATCAGAGGAAGATTCAGACGCAGACAGTCCGAAGCTGGCAGAAGAAAATGCAACACTAAAAGTCCAGATTGCAAAAATGAAAAAGGCCATGGATAAGGCTGCAAGTGATACGGCGAGATATAAGAAGCAGTTGCGTGAAAAGCAGACTGCTGAGGAAATAGCTTTACAGGAAAAGGCTGAGAAAGAAGCGGAGAGAGAGGAAGCTTATCAGAAGCTGCTTAAGGAAAATACAGTAACTAAATATGAAAAGAATTTCCTGGCTCTTGGTTATTCTGAGGAATTAGCAACAAGAGCTGCTAATGCACAGTATGACGGAGATACGGAAGAATTATTTAAAATTCAGCAGGATTTCCAGTCTGCGTTATTAAAGCAGAAAGAAGCTGAATGGGCAAAGTCAAGACCAAATCCACAGGCAGGAAATGGTGAGGATGATGATATGGACGCATTCCTTAAAGGGTTTGGAGCATAAAAGAAAGATGAGGTAGAAAAATATGTCAGTGAATTATGCAAGCAAATATGCAACAGCAGTAGATGAGAGATTTAGCACGGGTTCTCTCACAAACGGATTAGTAAACAGCGAGTATGACTGGATTGGAGTTTCAACAGTAAATGTTTATTCTATTCCAACATCAGCAATGAACGATTATTCAATGTCCGGTACAAGCCGTTATGGTACACCGGAAGAACTTGGCAACGAAGCACAGGAAATGACGGTTGCACAGGACAGATCATTTACATTCACAATCGACCGCAAGAATTATGACGATACAATGATGACGATGGAAGCCGGCAAGGCATTAAGCCGTCAGTTAAACGAAGTCATTATTCCAGAGATTGATACATACCGTATCGCAGCATTAGTTGCAGGTGCTCCGGCAGGCAACGCAAAGACTCTTGCGACAACAAAGAGTAATGCTTATGAGGAGTTTCTTGCGATTCAGGAGATACTTGACGATAACGAAGCACCGCAGGTAGGCAGAGTGGTTCTTGTCACACCTGCATATCATAATAAGATTAAGTTAGATGAAGCATTTACAAAGAAAGGTGATATGGCTACACAGATTGCCATCAATGGCATTGTCGGAGAGATTGATGGAGTGCCGTGTATTAAGGCTCCAACAAAGAGATTTCCTGAAAATGTGGATTTTATAATCACGAATGCAATCGTAATGCCATCACCGGTCAAGCTTCAGGAATATAAGATTCACACAGATGCACCGGGTATTTCAGGCTGGCTTGTAGAAGGTCGTGTTCGTTATGATGCTTTTGTACTTAAGGAGAAAGCAAAAGCAATCGGTGTTCATAAGAGTAAATAATGTATGCGAGCCCTTAGATGCAATGTCTGAGGGTTCATTTTTTAGGAGGATTATTATGATCGAGTTAAAAAACGCAAAGACAAAACAGACAATCAAGGTAAGTACAGATGTGCAGGCGAAACCTTTTATTCGTGCCGGTTATGAGATTGTAAAAGATAACACAAAGAATCCGGAGACAGTAGAGGATAAGAAGTAGGAGACAACGGAATGGCAGAAATTACATCAAAACATCGTATATTGTGCGGATTAGACAGTAGCGACACATCAGAGGATGATGTAATCTCTGTCTATTTGGAAAAGGCACAGAGCAAAGTAGTTAAGGCACGATATCCATTCGGATGTACAGACATTCAGCGGGAAGAAACATTGGAGTCCTATTCTGAAAATGTCGATGGTCTTTTGGTACATTACTATAACAAGATTGGTGCAGACAATGAAACTGCTCATTCGGATAGCGGTACCAGCAGGACATACATGAAAGACAGTGACTTTCTCGATGATATAGTACCTGTAGCGGATGTTGTGTTATAGGAATTAAGTGGAACGCTTGGCGATTCCTTAGAATCTCTCCTTATGTCAAGCAGGGCGGTATCTATGTGGTGGCTGGGAGCGATACCAATTATGAGGAGAGAATGTTATGAGAGATTTAAAAAGAAATCAGCGAAAGATGTATTATTCGCTATATATTGAGCAGGAGAATGAATCGGATTTTGATGTGCTTGATACAGTTGCAAAATATTCAGCTCCGGTTGAATTTAAAGCAAGTTTGACAGCAGGCAAATCAGATTCCGATGATTCGCCATTTGGTAAGGATATTTCATATGATAGGATTATTTCCACAGTGAAAAAGGATTTGCCTATTACGGAAACATCACTGATTTGGTATGAAACAGAACCTATTTTATTGGAAGATGGTTTAGCAAATCCAAACAGTGCAGATTATAAAGTTGCAGCGGCACCTTTAGATGGTCTTGATGGAATACGGATTGCAATTAAGAGAATTGCAAAGTCGAATGTTCCAAAGGAAGATAAAAAAGATGATACTACTAAAGATAGTGAATCTACTGAGGATAACTCTGGAAGTAGTAACACTGGTGGAAATGTTGGCGATGATTTAGAGGATTGGTAAGGGAGAGAGTGAATTATGTCAAATTACACATTTTTAGATTTATGTAAGGATATTGTTGTTAAGTATTTCAACGACCATGCAGATAAGACGGATAATAAAAAGATTACAAAAGATGATGTATTTATCGTTTGGAGTTGTAAGACATTGCAGAACAATAAGGCACTTGTCAGTACAACAGTTTCAGATGGTATGTATTATGAGATTACTCATAATGGTGATAAGAATGAGACATATGTTGATGCCTATAAGAAATGGGAAAATTTCTGTGTGAAGTAAAGGAGAGATTAGACTATGAAAAAGTATATTGGAACAAAGATGATTGAAGCAACACCAATGAGCAGAGGTGAGTATAACAGATATCGTGGTTGGACTATTCCAAAAGATGAAAATCCGGCGGATGAGGGGTATTTGGTAATGTATTCCGATGGATATGAGAGTTGGTCACCGAAAAAGCAGTTTGAGGAAGCATATAGAGAGTATGACAGTACAAAACTTCCATCAACAGCAATCCTTATGAACAGCAACGATTATAAGGATAGATTCAAGGCTGAATATAACCAGCTTGCGATCAGATATAAGGGACTGAAAACAATGCTTGATCAGTGGGATAATGAAACATTACCATTTGAACCTACTTGTCCTAGAAGTACCTGCAATATGCAGATTAAGGCAATGGCAGATTATCTTGCAGTTCTTGAAGCGAGGGCAGTTATGGAAAGCATTGAGTTGAATGCTGAAAAATAGTGTTCCAATACAGCTCTTTTTGTCGTATAATGGCGATGAAAGGAGTGTGATGTTATGGGGAAAAAGAATTATAAAAATATGAATTTCAACAATAAAGATGATTATTTGTATGCTTTATACGGCTTGATTGAGTATATCTATCCACTGTTGGAAAAATATATTCGATATAATGGTCAGCTAGGCTTGTATTTAGAAGAAATAATTAAACAAAATAAGCAATATATTGATTTTGATATTTGTGAAGAATGGAAAGACAAAATACAAAATGTATCACATGGCTTACTAAAAGGTTTTGTGGATGAAGCAAGCACAGGGTTTTCTTATATTATGTTTAGAAAACTAATGAATAAAACTAAATACAAGTTATCAGATATACCTAGGGATGTAGATGAAGATTTAAAAGAGTTAAGAGATGTAAGAAATTGGACATTTCATTTGGCTCAAAGTGATTTTGTGGCATCTAAGGAAGTGTTTGACAAAAGTATTTCCCCTGAGTTTAAAAAATATATTGTTCATCAATTTAATCCTATAATGATAAGCAAATATCGTGTTGCAGAAACAATAATGATGGCAAGTTTTCATGACCATACTGCTCACAGAATTGAGGTATATGAGAAAGTCTTTGATTTAATGAAAAATGATTTTGAAATTCTTTTAGGCGAGAAAATACAAATTGCAGAATGCATGAATGATATATATTATTTTTTTGACGATGATTTTGCAACAGCACAGTTATCTATGGCAATGCAAAAGAAAAAATATGATGGCAGTGATGAACAATATGAAAAAATTACAGGCAGGAAAAAGAATAAGTGGTAAAGAAATAATATTGTTATAGTAGGTGGTTTTATGCCAAAACAAATAAACTTTACATACGATAGTCCCACAAGCATTGACAATGCCATTAAGGAAATGCGGTCATATCAAGCCGATATCACCTACAAATGCAAGCTTCTTGCCGAACGCTTAGCAAGTATCGGTGTAGAGATTGCAAGGGTAAATGTGGCTGATTTTGATGCAATTTACAGTGGCGAGTTATTGTCGAGTATTAAAGCTGAATACAACGGAAGTACACCAAACGGAGCCTCATGGATGGTTATTACAGACTGTCCATGGGCTTTTTATGTTGAGTTCGGTACCGGAATTGTCGGTGCGAATAGTCCACACCCTGATACAAGCATTGCTAATTGGAAATATGACCTCAATCAGCATGGTGATATGGGTTGGTATTACTTCAAAGATGGCGATTGGCATTGGACAAAAGGTATGCCGAGCAGACCATTTATGTATCAGACAGGCATGGATTTGAGAGCAAGGATAGAAAGTGTTGCGAGGGAGGTGTTTGCAAGTGCTTAGCGTATGGAATGAAGTTTCAAAGAGATTACAACAGGAACTTAAAACAGATGCAGATGCACCATATCCGCAATTGCATCTGACTTCAAAGGATGTTTCAGACAGTCCACCGAAGTTCCCTTGCCTATTTGTCAATTCGCTTGGAGAACCGACAGAGGGGACAGATTTACAGAATAATCAATGTTATATTACTTCCACAATAGAATTGCAGAGCTATTCGGCAGAATCGCCGAGTGGTTCACAGACAGAAGCACGAAAGATAATGGATGTAGCTGGTGATGTGATGCTCTCAATGGGGTATCAGCTTATTTACGGACCGAAACAGGATAACAGAAATTATTTCCGCACGATAGCACGCTTTAGGCGGCTTGTTGGTGGTGGAGATGAATTATAAATGAAACAGTAAACATGGAGCTTGCATATGCAGGCTCTTATTTTTATGGAAATTTTAGGAGGGAAAAACAAATGGATCTTAGTACAATCGGAGTTAAATTTGGATGGGCAGTAGAAAAAACTGCCGGGGAAAAGCCTACTGCATTTAAGTGGATTAAAAGATGTAACAAGATTGCTGGTCTTAATATTACTAAAGATAAACTTGATACAACCTGTTTTGAGGATAAGATTAAGACATATATTGCAGGTGTGGGAGATACCGGTGGAGATTGGAATATTAATTTCAATGGAACAAAGAAAGGCTCTGCCATAGATACTGTTAAAGCATGGAATGAGCTGTTAGAAAAATCAGAAGCAGGTGCAGAAGAGGGCAAGGCAACATGGGCTGATATCTTTATTCCGGGATTTGGTTCTTATTTCGTTAAATTTGAGCCGGGAGAAATTCCGCTGCCTGATCTTGAGCCAAACAGCAAACTTGATATTCAGATTGCAAATGTTGTAAATGAATATATTGGGCTTAATGAAGCAATCGAGCCTACGGAGACTGTGGCTTGAAGAGCTGGTACAGAAGATAAGAGCATACAGAATGTATTACTCGATGATAATTCGGATGAAAAAGACGATGACACAGATGTATCTATCAATGGGGGAGAATAATGCTCCCTCTGTATTTGGTAAAGGAGAGATTGATTTATGAATTTTAAAATTGGAGATAAAGAGTACACATTAGAATATACATTTGAAGCGGCAGAAAATCAGAAGTGTGTAGATGCAATGACGGACATTTTTGGAGGTGCGATGATGACTAAGATTGATGAGTCAAAGTCGGAAGCACTGCAGATTAGAGATTTTCTTATGACAATGTCGGATCTGCCACGCATGGCAATGGATATGTTCTATGCAGGCTTGTTAGAAAATCATGGTGAAGATGGGGACGGCGAGATTATAAGCCGTTTAGATGCTAAGAGATTATATAAGGAGTTCTGTAAAGAAAATCCGGATGATGTAATGGCATCATCTTATTATGGACTTATTACGGTAATCTCTGAGCAGATGGAGAAAGATGGTTTTTTCAAACGGACCGGTCTTGCGGACATCCTGGAGAGCATGGGCAGAGCAATACAGGAAATAGGAAAGCCGGTGAAGAAGCCGACAGACAGAAAGAAGAAACAGCCGACAAAGAAACAGAAGGAAGCAGCGGAGAAGAAAGTGGAGAACCATTCTACATCAGAGTAAGAACGGAATTTCTTCCAAATGCTTTACTTTACGGAGTGCAATATGAGTTATTTTGGCATTTAAATCCAACAAAACTCCAACCATTCAAAGAAGCATATCAAAAGCGGCTTGAAGTTGAGGAATATGCAAGATGGCGAAGCGGACTGTATGTTATGCAGGCAGTTGGAGCTTGTTTTGGTGGTGAATATCCAAAACAGCCTATTGGATTTGAAAAGCAGAATGGCAGTTATGCAGATGACACGGAAGATGATGAAGAAAATTACACAGAAGAAGAAATTCAGCGTGCAAGGGAGCGTTTTATTGCAGGTCTTGTAATACAGGAAAGCAGAAATAAACGCGAAAAAGCACGCGAACAAAGAATGAGATTGAGAGAACAGCAGGAGGGTGAGTCTGAATAAGGTCACTCTCTTTTTTTGATTATGGAGAAAAGAGGTGCTTGTAATGGCAGGAACGGTAGATAACTTAAATATAAAGATAGATGCGTCAGCAAGAGGAGCAAATCAACAGTTGGATAAATTAGTTCAAAAGATGATACAGTTGCGTTCCACTGTCAATGGTATCAATGTGGGAAATCTCAATAATTTATCTATAAGTATTCGTAACTTTTCAAGGGCGGCATCGGGATTAAGTCAGGTAAAAACAACTGATTTTACCCGGATGGCAAAAGGTATTGAAAAACTTTCAAATATACGGGAGGGCGAATTAAACAAGGCAGCCGGGGCAATAACCAATATTTCTAAAGCATTTTCAAATATTGGAAATGTAAGTGATGGTGCGGATAAGATTGCACAGTTGGCACAGGGAATATCCAGATTAGGATATAAAAGCACGACTCAGGCAATTCAGAACATTCCGTTGTTGACAAAAGAATTAAAAAATATGATGACAGAATTGTCAAAAGCACCTACGGTGTCTGATAACTTGATTGCCATGACAAATGCTATGGCTAATTTAGGAGCACAGGCAAGTGGTATTCGTTCTGTTGGAAGCACGATGAACAATGCAGGCAGGAGTGGAAATAGTTTCTTTGGCATAATGAAAAGGGGAATTTCAAATGTCTGGAAATTTGCTTCAAGTGTGCGTTCTGCCACAAGTCACAATCGTTCATTTGCGTCTACAATAGGATTGCTATATGCAAGATTTTGGATGCTGAAAAGGACAATAGGTGCTGTAGGCAGTGCGGTGAAATCTTCAATGGATTATATTGAAGAATATAACTATTTCAATACCACTATGGAAAAAATCGCATCGGAATGGAAGAAAGATTTTTCAAAGTATGGTTATAAAAATGCAGATGCGTATGGGAAGTCATTTGAGGACAGAGTCACAAAAATGATGAATAAAATGACCGGATTTCAGATGAACAGGAATGGTACGCTTACTGACAGTGGTGTAAAAAATCTTGGTCTTGATGTTACCCAGATGACTAATTATGCGGCAGGTGTAGCTCAGGTGACAAACTCTGTAGGAATGACAGGGGAAGCATCGGCAGCCGCATCAAAGGCTCTTTCAATGCTTGCCGGTGATATGTCATCATTCCGAAACCTTGACATGGAAACAGTTATGAATAACTTTTCATCGGGTCTTATCGGACAGTCGAGAGCGTTATATAAGTATGGTATCGATATTACAAATGCTACACTGACTACATACGCTCATGAGCTTGGTATTAAAAAGGATATTTCTACAATGACGCAGAATGAAAAGATGCAGCTCCGTATGATTGCGATACTCGACCAGTCAAAAGTAGCATGGGGAGATCTTGCAAAAACGATAAATTCTCCATCAAACCAGTTGCGTTTATTGCAGAACAACTTTAAATCTTTATCACGAACGATAGGTGATATGTTTTTGCCGGTAGTGTCGAAAGTGCTTCCGTATGTAAACGGACTTGTAATTGCTATTCGCAGACTTTTTGAGTGGACTGCGTCTATGCTTGGAATTGATTTAAAGGATGTTATCGGCAATTCCGGTGGCGGCTATTCGGATATTTTTGACAGTTTAGGTGATGATGCTGACGATGTAAGTAACGGCATGGACGGGCTTACAGACAGTACAAATAATGCTGCTGAAGCACAGAAGAAACTGAATAAGCAGGTACAGAGATTTGATAATTTGAACAATATGACTACTTCCACAAATAAAGGAAGCTCGTCTGATAAAAATAATAATAACAGTTCTCCTATTGACCTTACGGATCAGTTAAATTCAGCATTGGCAGATTATGAAAAAGTATGGAATGATGCATACGACAGTATGACGAATGATGCGGAAAAATTTGCGGACAAACTTACAAAACTTTTTAAGAGTGCATGGACTTCCGGGGATGGTTCAGATATTGGTTCTGCTGTGGCTGGATGGCTGAATAAGGGCATTGACTGGGTGAATAATCATACAGATAAATGGTCTAAGGGACTTAAAAAGATTACAACCATAATGGGAACTTCTCTGAATGGTTTTGTTGAAAACTTTAAGTGGGCTGGGCTTGGAAAGGCTGTTGGAAATTCCATTAAGGGGGTGCTTGAAGCTGAAACAAACTTTTTCAATGTTGTAAATTGGGTAAATCTTGGAAAAGGTCTGTCGAAAACGCTTAATGCTGCTATTAAAACAGGAGTTTTACAGTCCTACTTTAAAGCGATGGCAAGTAAATTAAGAGCGGCTATCGAGATTGCATTTGGAGCAATTACAACATTTGATTTCAAAGGACTTGGAAATGCGTTAGGACAGGGAATAAACGATTTCTTTAAGACAATGAATAAGAAAAATAAACAGACCAGTCTTAATGGATGGCAGAAACTTGGAAAAGGTTTGAGTGATGGAATAGGTGGTATTGCAGATACCATTACAACTGCACTTAAAAAAGTCAAATGTGTAAAAGTTGGGCAGGCTATTGGTGATTTTATAGCAGCTATTGATTTTGGAAAGGTTGCATGGAACTTCGCTAAGTTAGTATCAGCTTTAGTAGGAGCAATTGCAGGAGCACTCAAAGGTTCATTCTCCAAAGCACCTATTGAAACAGCATTTTTGGTTATGTTTGCCGGACTTAAATATACAGGCATAGGCAAATTTATTGCAGGGGAGATTTCAAAGAAAATGGCGGCATCATTAGCTGAAAAGATGGGATTTGAAATCTCAAAAGATGCGGGAATAAGTACAGCTATTAAAACAGCTCTCAAACAACTTATAACCAAAGCAGGTCTTACAAGCTTGACTGTTTCTGTGGGAGTCATTGGGATTGCAGCGGCAACAGTAGGTTTAGTTGCTTTTTACAACTATGTTGAGGAGAAAGCAAATGAAAAAATACAATTGGATATGTCTGAAGCAAATAAGGAATTAGGGGATTTAAATTCATCCGCTAAAAAGTGCAAAAAGTCTGTTGATGAAACAAAAGATGCATTAAAAAAGATAGAAAAAAGAGATAAAAATGCAGAGGAAAAGGGAGAAGAAATAGACAGTCTAGCAACTGCTTATTATAAATTGTCAAAAAAAGTAAATAAGACAAAAGCAGAAAAGGCAACTCTTAAAAAAATGTCAAAAGAACTTTCAAAGGAGATGCCGGGATTAAAAAAGAATATTAACAAAGAAACAGGAGCATACACGGGCAACTGGAAAGAACTTAAAAAACTTGTAAAGCAGACTAAAGAATACTACAAGGCAAAAGCGGCACAAAAAGACCTTGCTGATATAGGCAATAAACTTTATGAGAATGAGAAAAATATAGCTGAGGCAGAGAAGGATGCAAAAAAGGCATCTGCTAAATTGAGGAACGAGAGAATTGACCTGAAAAACGAGACAAAACGTTTGAATGAACTGGAAGCTAAAAATATTAAATATAAGAGTGGTTCAGCCAATATGACAAAGAAAGAGTATGAAGAGATGGAAAAGCTTCGTGGTTCTTTGCCTAAATTAGCATTAAAGATACAGGACCAAGAAAAGATTTACGATAATCATAAGAAGAAACTTGGAGAATTAAAAGATACTCAAAAAGAATTAAATGATAAGTACAATACGGCATCAGATTATATTGATAAATATACTACTAAGATTAATAAAAACACTGAAAGTGTGGGAAAACAAAAAGATGCTATAAAAGGTGTTGGAGAAGAGACAGATAAATTGTCGGGAAAAAATGCTACAGTATCTATAAATTCTAAGGGAGTTGAAAAGACTAAAAAAGATATTGACGGCATACAGACTAAAAAAGTTAAAGTTACTGCTAATGCTAAAAAAGGAAAGGATTTTGATAAAACTAAAAAGGATTATGATAATTTCAAAAGCAAAAATGCAGATGTGAAACTAAAAATAAAGGGTGCGGACAAATTAAAGGAGGTTGCAAAAAATCCGTTACTAACTGATATAGGTAAGAAAAATACAATAAAAAGAAGTGTAGAGATTACTTTTAAAATGAAAAATGGTCTGTCTGATAGTGTTTCAAAGCTTTTAGGAGGTTTGGGAACAACTAAAAAGAAAGCACAGGGCGGTGTTTTCTCAGGTGGTTCATGGCATAATATAACTAAATATGCAAACGGTGGACTACCAAATATGGGACAGATGTTTGTAGCAAGAGAAGCTGGACCTGAGCTTGTCGGTACAATCGGCGGTCATACAGCCGTTATGAATAATAATCAGATTGTAGCCTCGGTATCAGATGGTGTATTTAATGCACTTAATCCGGTGTTGACATATTTAGTAAATGCTATAAACACTATGACTGCTGCATCGGCAAATGGCAATGGTGATGTTTATGTACAGATAGATGGGGACAACATAGCCAAAGCAGTAAGAAAACAGAATACGGATTACAAAAAAAGAACGGGAAAATCTCTTTTTTCATAGAATATTGCTATATTATGCCGATTATGGTATGATATAGCAAAGATTTTAAGAGAAAAGGAGAGGAAAAAATGGAAGAAAAGAGCGGTTATACGGAATGGGAGTCAAGTTTTGAACAAGCTCCATCCAATTCTACCAAACGCAGAAAAAATAAAAAGCGATGGATTGTAAGTTTGGTTGTAATATTGGTTGTAATTTATTTTGTTCGTGAAGCAAAAAAGAATAATGATGTTGCTAAATCAGATTTGACTTATAAAGATGTACTTTATGAAGAAGATGATGATGAAGATTATAATACAGAAGACTATAAGAAAAATCTTAAAGATATAAAGAAAAGATTAAACAAAACCAAAAAGTCCAAAAAAGTTAGTAATAGCAGTTTGTCACCAAAAAGATACAAGAAGAAATGTAAACAATTATATTATAATAATGTCTTTTTTGGAAAGAAAGATTTAGAGGGTAAACTTGTAAAGTTAAAGGTTTTTGTAAAACGAACTAAATACTTAACTAATGAGGGGGTGATGACTAATCAGGATTTCTACAAGAAATGGAAATTGAAAAGAGATTGTTATGAGGTTAGCGTTAAAAGAAAAGGTTCTAAATCTTATGTGGGAGCTGGTAGTGTTAATCTGTATTTTTCAAATAAAAAGCAATACAAGGTTGATACATCGGGGATTTCTGTAGGTTCAAAATTTACAGTTTATGGTGAAGTGGTAGGATGGAGCAACAATACATGGAATGGCTACAATGATATTTCAGTTGTTGCAAGATATATAGATAGGTAACGATTTGCAATTTGTAAGGAGTTTACATGGTTTTGTCTAAGTAAAATAGAAAAGTAAAATGTGAGGTATTGTGATGAGAAAGAGAAGAACTATTGATAAAGTAACTGGAAAAATTAAATGTCCTGCGTTGACTTGTAGAAGTGCAGATGTTCAGGTTATTGAAAAGGGTTTGATTTCAACTAAGTATCAATGTAGAAAATGTGGAAGAATATTTAAAAAGTAAATATAATAAGGGGCATTCACCCAATATAATATTGGTGTTATGCCCCTTATTTTATTTTGGGGTTTTAAGTCCATTTCTCAGCTTCATTAAGGCATCTTGAACATTAAGTAGCATAAGATTTCCAAATTGTTCTGATGATAATACTTGTTCTTTATTAACAGGTTCTTTTAGTAAATCTTCTCCATATTGAGAAATATATGATTTGACGATAGCGTATTGATGTTCTTCCAAAGATGAGTCAATGTAATCACTTATGGCATTAAGTGTTTCAAAGTCAGCTAATAAAATATTTACATTCTTAAGAAGTTTTTTGTATCGTTCATTATTTTTTGAAATATCACAAAGATGTTCTAAGCAACAAATCGCATCATCTGTTAAACCTAGTCTGTCATATAATTCTTGGTCGGAAATGATACGACCATCTGAATTACCGAGCAGATAATCAACGGATACATTGAAAAAATCAGCTATTTTTAGTAACATCGACAGATTAGGTTCATTTTTTCCTTGTTCATAAGCTGCAATTGTAGTTTTTGCGACATTCATTTCTTTTGCTAGTTCGGCTTGTGTAATTTTTTTGTCTTGTCTAAGGGTTCTTAATCTTGTATCAAACATTTTCATCACCTACTTTCTGTGATACATATTATATCTTACTTTGCATAAGATGATAAGACATTAAAGCAGTATATTATTGATTTGATTATGGCAGATATTGAGAAAAAGAAAAAGAGTAATCGCTAGGTTTGACGGTCATACGATTACTCAAAAATAATAATCCCCATAAAAGGATTGTATATCTATAATACTATTTTTTCGTGGGAAAATCAATGATTTTACAGAAAGGAATAGAAAGAAATTATGAATGAATTACAAATTATTGAAAATGAACTTGTTCCAGTATATAAAACAAGCTCTGGTGAAAAGGTAGTAAATGGAAGAGAATTGCATACAGTGTTGCATAGTGGCAGGATTTTTCAACATGGATTAAAAAGAGACTGTCTGAATGTGATGCCGAAGAAAATAAGGATTTTACTCGCTTCCACAGAAAAATGGAAGCCAACAATGCTACTATGGTTGAGTATATAATTCTTCTTGATACCGCAAAGAAAATAGCTATGTTAGAACGAAATGAAAAAGGTCGGCAGGTTCGTAAATACTTTATTGCAGTTGAAAAGAAGTATAAACAGGGAATTGTTGACCGTTCTCAATTATCCCCACAGATGCAGATGCTATATGCGATGATGGATGAACAGGCTAAAGTGGAATTGGAGCAAAAACGCCAGGCAAGACAGATTGAGCGTGTTGAGGAGAAACAAAGAGTTCTCTCTGAAACTTTTGAAAATCCATCAGATAAAGAAGATTTTAAGTCTTGGTGTAAGAAGTGCATAAAGAAAATTGCAGATACACCAAAGTTTTGCAGGGAGCATTATGTTAATACGAGGTATCACGATGCTTGGAATGAGAGCTATGCACGACTTAGTGAGAAGCGGGCGTGCCGACTTGGACAGAGAGTGAAAACTGCGAGAGAAAAAGCAGAGAAGAATGGAGCCAGTCAGTCAAAAATTAAGGAAATTACATATTTGTCAGTAATTACAGATGACAAGGATTTGAAGCCGGTGTATGAAACAGTAATCAAAGAAATGATGCTGGCGTATTGCGTAGCATAGTAAAAATTCAAACAAACGACAAGGAGCGATATTATGGATATATCAGGAACAAAGATTTTATTTGATGCCGACAATATGAATATTGATGAGGGCGTAGAGATAGAAACAGCATATTCACTGTTAAGTACCTTTATGGATAAGTATGATTATATGAGCAATATATCTAGCTGTAGTGATGCACAGGTGTATTGTTTAGTCGCTAATGTAAAAGACATATACTACTTGATAAGAGCGACATGGAATATACTTGAAAATGTAAAAGAACAGAATAAAAGAGTGCAGGAACTGATTGGAAATGCTTTTGATATTGTTAAGGCAATGCAGGATGCAGCAGATGGCAAAGGGGCAGTAAGAGTATAAGGTACTTGAAAGGAATGGTGTTAATATGAACGAGATTGAAAAAATATATTATAACTTTAATGAGTTATGTGACGATTATGCAGAACTTGAAGATACAATAGAAGCAAGAAAAAAGATGGAGCAGAAGATGGGCAAAGAACTGTTCATGAAATACGATAATGAAATATCGGATTGTTGTATGTACACAGAAAAGCAGGGCTTTATATGGGGATTTCAGTATGCTATGAAATTGATTATGGCACACTGATTAGTGGATGTTGAATAATTCACACATTTCACATTCCTAAAATGATATTTTAATATTATGAAAATATGTAAAAGAGTCACAGGACAAATTGATATGTCCGTTGTGGCTCTTTTTTGATGAAACAGTAGAAAAGATTATTTGAGGTATGTGATATGGGATTGATGAAATTTGACCGGTTAAATGTACTTTCTGAAAATGAAACGATTAGTGATGAGCGGAAAAGGATTAGTCGAAAGAAAATACCAATTCATGAATATTTTGAAGATATGCAGATTAGTGAAGAACAAAAACAAAAGCGTATTCGTTTAGCAAATTTATTGCTGGCGGATGTGCTTTTTTTATTTGCACTGTCAAAAGGAAATAATGACAAGCAGTATCTTGTAAAGTCGTTTCAGAACAGATATACGGAGTCGGTAAAAAGCGTTGCACAGCAGGATAAAGAATTATCACGATATATAGGAAAAGTTTGTGAAAGTATTGTTGATACCACAGTGAAAGATACGAATAAGTCCGGTGATTTAACAGATAGTGCAGGCAATGAATATAGGACTTCTATTGATAGAGCGATGAACATAGCTGAGAATGAAGCGAATAGTATATTAAATAATGATGAGTATAGAAGTGCCATAAAGAATGGTTGTACGAAGAAAAAGTGGATAGCTTTTGGCGATGAAAGGGTGAGGATGGATCATGCGAATGTTGATGGTGAGGTAGTGGATATAAATAAGCCTTTTCATGTTGGAGGATATTTGATGATGTTTCCAAAAGATGATTCTTTGGGAGCCGGTCTTGAGGAAATTGTAAATTGTCGCTGTTCGGTGGAGTATTTGAAAGATGCTTTATTGACAGGTGGAAAAAATGGTTTTAAAATGGACTTACAGTTATTTTCTAATGGAAAAGACAGAGCGGATAAGTATTCATCTGAATGGGAAATAGCAAATTTAGATGAAACAATAAAGAAACTTGTTCCAAATGCTGCTGCATCTGATATTACAGAAAGTGGGAAAATAATTTACTCAAGTGATGAGTCTTTTTATACGATAGTTTATGATGTTAATGGAAAGTATTTTAGAATAGAAGATAAAAGACTTACAGGGCAAAGAAGATATGTGGATTTAGATGGTAATAATATGTCCAATATTACGGAAAATGGAAAGACTAGAGGCAGGACAAAGTCGGAATATCAACGGGTAACACATTTTATGAATACGGAAGTGAAGTGAGGTGTTTGACTATGAAAAAAAGATTTTTAACAGTTCCTTTAAATGATATGGGAAAGAAAGAATATGGCTGTGGAATTGAAAAAAGCGATAATTTATTTATTACTGAATTACCGGAAAAGGAATTTTTAATTCTATTGGAGAAATTCGATGAAATAAATAACCGGTGCAAAATTTTAATAGATGATTATGAAAGTGAAGAAATATCAGATAATAATTTATTTGATGCAAAGCTGATTATTGATGATATAAAACAGAGTATTCCTGTTTTTTATAATGCTTTAGAAAAGGCAATAATGTATCATACTTTACTTGGATTGGATTTTTAAATCAAACTTTCACACATTTCACATTTCAATCATGCTATATTGTTATTAGAGAAATTAAGGCACTCGCCAAACGGTGGGTGTCTTTTTTGTGTACAAAAATAAGAAAGAGGTGATAGCGTGGGATATGAAAAGTCAAAAGGCTTAGTGGCTGTGGCAAGTGGTTATAACGGCAGCAGCTATTCTTATACCAGGCTGTCATACAAATATATTCAGCCGAATGGGGCATTAGCGATAACTCCGGATCAGATTCAGGATTTGGACTCTTACCGTAATGGCAATGGCATTTTGAAAAGACACGTGCTGCCGAACAAAGTTCCGTCAATAGAATGGAGTACGCCGTATCTGAGGTATGAAGATAAATGCAGGCTTATTGCATTGATAAATAAGGCTATGACATATGGAACAGGTGTGAAAAAACAAAGAAGACTCAGGGCGAGATACTATAACGATTGGTCGGATGATTACGATACGCATGATTTTTATGTGCCAGATGTTCAATTTCAGTATGGTGGATTGTATCATGGAGCACCTATGTATCTGCCTATCAAGATACAGATGATAGGTTATTAAGGGGGCGAAAGAAATGCTTGAGCTTACAGACAAAGAAAAAAGCTGCTTTTACAAGAATGGAAGTTTCTTTAATGACTATGAGTTTGATTTTAAGGATTTAGGCTACACAATCACGAATGATACATTATATCAGGAAGCCGTGACAATCAAGGAAAGTATCTGCGATAGTGATGATTTGGTGCTGGGAGGTTGTATAGCATCTTCCTGTGAGTTTGAGGTGGCAGAAGTTGCAGGCAGAGAGCTTGCAGGACTGGAATTTACGGCAAGGTTATTAGTAAACAGCGGCGAAGATGTAATTGTCCCTATTGGGAAGTATCGTGTGGACTCCGCAAAAAGAGTCGATGATAAAGACTACAGAAAAATTGTTGCCTATGATGCTTTATATGATGCACAGATAGATGTTTCTGAGTGGTACAATAAAGTTTTCTATGTTGTGTCTCAATATGAAGAATTGATTACAGTCGGAGATATTGACGATTTATGGGAACATGGAGACTATTATATTGATAATTCAGGAAGCAAACCACCTACATTCAAATATTTTTTGAACGGTGCAGTACCGGAAGAATTGCGGGATACAACATATCTTGACACAGTAACAGGAAAATTGTATGAAGCACAAAATACAAGCGGAGATGAGGATAACAAAGTTTATCGTTGGATTGGGGTGTACCAATGCAGAAGAAAGACACAAACAAAGTACATTTACGCAACAACAACACTTAAGAAACTGCGTGAAAGTTTGCTAAATTATTTGAATATTCCTTTTGTTGAACAGGATATAATCAATGATGATATTACAATTTCAAGGACTATTGACACAAACGAAAACGGAGAACTGCTCGGAACGGATATGCTGAAATATATTTGTGAGGTTAATGCCGGTTTTGGCAAAATGAACAGAGAGGGAAAGTTTGAGGTCATTTCATTGCTAAGCCCGGGACTATACCCGGAAGAAACATTATACCCGTCAGAAGAATTATATCCGGAAGACCATTACGAGCCTATTGCGAGTGATGAAAATTCAGCAAGCTACATATCAACAAGCTACGAAGAATATGAGGTAGAGGGCATCACGGGGGTTATCATTAAAGGTGATAGTGATAATGTCGGGGAGCTTGCAGGCACAAAAGATAATCCTTATGTAATCAGCGGAAATCCTCTTTTGTATGGCAGTACAGCCGAGAAACTAAAGGAAATAGGACAAAAAATTTATGAACAAATAAAAGGATATATATATCGTCCAAATACAACAACACTTGATGGACTTCCGTACTTGGAAACAGGTGATTATTTTGTATTGATAAAAGAAAACAGTGACGACATAGGCTCATTCATTTTTTCTAGGACATTAAGTGGAGTACAAGCATTAAAAGACACTTATGAGAGCAAAGGAAACAAATTAAGAGTAAATGAAGATACTCAAACATCAGAATTGATGTATTTGCAGTCAAGAACCGCTAAAATTCAAAAGAGTGTTGACGGCGTGTCGATTGAGTTGGCAAACTTAGACGAAAATACAAGCTCAAGATTTGAACAGACAGCAAGCAAAATTGAAGCCGAGGTAAAAAGAGCAAACAACGCTGAGGGAGAACTTTCGGGCAGGATAACCGTTACTGCTGGTGAAATAACACAGGAAGTGACAAGAGCTAAAGCTGAAGAAGCAACATTGAGTGGCAGAATAAATGTAACGGCGGAACAAATTACAGCCGAGGTAAAAAGAGCTGAGGACGAAGAAAATAGTATAAGAACAGCACTTACATTAAAGGCTGACAGTGCAGAACTGGGATATTATCAGACAAAAGCTGATATGACAAATTATGCTACTACTACTTGGGCTGAAAATAAAATAAGCAGCAAGGTGTCAGTCGGTGATGTTTGTAGCGAGATAAATCAATCATCAGAGCAGATTACATTAAAAGGTAATAGACTTGTTGTAGATAGTACTAATTTTAAATTAGACGCAAATGGTAACGCAGATTACAGAGGAAACATATCCGCCAGTGATGCTAAATTTTATAACATAACAGGCTTTGGAGGAATGATAAGCATTGTTTCTGGAAGCAGTTTTTCAACGGCAACAGGCGGCTACCAAAGAGATACTTATGGATATATCAAGGTACATAGTGATGATGGTACGGCAAACTGTTATGTTGAAAGTGATAAACTTATAGGAGACACAATAGAAACTGGAAGAATCAACAGTACAACCGGCTATTTAGAATTGCACGGTTACACAAAAGCAAAAATGTTTGTATTTAACGATGAAGCGTACGGAATTGTTCTCGATATGAATGATAATCGTGATTTGCATTTGAGACCAGCATCTAACGAAGATACAGATTGCGGTTCAGCATCTTATAAGTGGCGAAATTTGTATTGTAAAAATGGTACTATACAGACATCTGACAGAAACGAAAAAATGAACATATCGGATATGTCGGAACAATATGCAAATGCAATTATTGATGATGCTTTACCGAAAACATATATGATGCTTAATAACGAAAGTGGCAGAACTCATGCAGGAATGATTGCACAGGATTTGGAAGAACAGCTACTAAAAAATGGTATGAGTTCAAAAGATTTTGCAGGATTTATAAAGTATCAAAAAGAGGATGCCAACGGTGTTCCTATAAACGAGTATGGCTACGGAATACGATACGAGGAATACATAGCACCTCTTATTAAATACGCACAGTGTTTAAAGCGAGATTTAAAGCAAGAAACAGAAAGAAACCAGCAGTTACAATTTCAACTTTTTGGTTTACAAGGTGAATTTATGATATTAAAACAACAGATTTTAGGAGGAAAATAAAATGGTAAAATTAAACAAACAAACTACAGTAACAGGGGTATGTGCATTAACAGTTGACGGTAAGGAAAAACAAGTAGCATACATGAATGCAACAATTCCAGTTGGGGGTACACCTAATATTGGTCGTTCTATTCAGGATGTAGAATTATTCAATACAAACAAAGAGGAAGTATTGAAAGACTTTGCGGCATTTGATGAATATATATATAGTCTGATGGAAACAGAGGAAACAAAAACAGCAGAATAAGAGGTGACGCACAATGGCAGTAATAAAAGTTTACAACCGCATAAACTGGCTTAATAAGTCGGAAAGCTTGACAACACCGCTTGGCAAAACAAACTTAAATAAGATGGATAAAGCAATAGACACTATCGACAACGAAGTAGTGTCTATTTCAGCGACTGCGGAAAGTCTTGATACAACAAAGGCCGATAGAGACCAGCTTAACAATATGATAACTGATATAGCTATCAATGACAAAAACGGTGTTATCAGTATAACAAAATATAACGGTACAGTTTTGAATATTGATACCGCAATGGAAAAGATAGCCGTAAACTTTGAATATAACGCACAGACACAACAGCTTATACTTACACTTGAAAACGGTGAAAAGCAATACATTGATATGTCGGCTTTGATTACTCAGTATGAGTTTAAAGGCACTGATACAATAGCTTTTAGCATTGATAGTGATGGAAAAGTGAATGCGTCTATTAAAAGCGGCAGTATAACAAAAGCTATGCTGTCAAGTGAAGTTATGTCAGCTATAACATTATCAGAAAGCAATGCGGTTGCATCGGCACAGGCGGCGGCTCAATCGGCTACAAATGCTGATATGGACGCTAAGTTATCTCAGTCGTACAGCGTTGGTAAGAGTGGTATTCGTGACGGCGAAGATACCGACAATGCAAAATACTATTCAGAGCAGGCAAAAAATTATGCAGACAAAGCACAACAGGCAACAAAACAGATAGAAATTGACAGCGAATTGTCAGAAACAAGCGAAAATGTTCCACAAACAAAAATAGTAACAAAAGAAATAAATAACATAAAGAAGAATATTACTGTTAATTTATTAAAATCTACATGCAACATCTCATCAATGTATGGTATTACCTGTACAAATAATGGCGATGGTACTTATACGGTAAAAGGTACAGCCACAAGTGATGTTATGATAGAACTTGGTGCTATTAAGAGGATAAACAAACAATTAAAAATTTGTGGTAGTCCTAGTGGAGCAGGTTTGAATACTTATGGCTTATACTTTGGAGATATTATCATGGATAGCACTGCTGATGTAGGTAATGGAGTTATGTATTACAGTACCGATGGAGCTGGTGACTTCCTTTTCGTGTTTGTTAAGAATGGTCAAACAGTAAATAGTGCTGTGTTCAAACCTATGGTTACAACAAATGTTAATGCTACTTACGATGATTTCGTTCCTTATACTGGTGATACTGGTAGTGTAAGTAGAGATGTCGCTGATATAAGAGGTGTGACTAATAATTTAGATTTAAGAATAATGGCACAAAAGTGGCTTTATGGTGAACGATTTGAATTTTATGGAATAGGAGAGCCATCAATTCCAGTTATAGGTGCTGACGTAGATAAGAGGTTTAACTATCTTGATGTAGTAACAGGCACTATTTATTATTTTACAGGATATGATGATAACGGTGCACAGATATGGACAAAACAAAGTAGACCACTAAAAGAAGTTGGTGAAGCATTACGCTCTAAACTCGATGTATCAAAGGTAGTAAACAACCTTACTACAACAGGAGAGGGATACACTCTTGATGCAAGGCAGTTGAATAAAAGTGTGGCAGGCAGTTTCGCCGAGAGCGTTGATAAAAGTATCTCTGCAATAAATGACAGTTTATCCGTACTAAGGGCAGTAAAAATATTTAAAGATATAGGTGGTGTAACTATTAAATTAGACGGTGCTCTTATTGATGAAGGAGAAGGCGGCGGTGGTGGAATGAGATTTCGTATGGCTGATAAAATCGAATTCTTCTACTCAAGATCAGGATATGGTACTGGATATGGTACGGTGATGATTGAACAAGTAAGTTATTCAGATACAAGCCCAAAAGTTAGTCTCGTTAATGGTAGTTCTTCATCTATGTTGCGAATGAGTATAGCAAGCATATCTCCGTTGACATTATCTATTTCCCATGTCTATGGAGGTACATTTTCATTAAATGTAGAATACACTCCATCCATCACAAAAATTTCATAATGTAACTTCAAAGAGCTCGCTTACCAAGTAATAGATAACAGCACAACAACCGCTATTATTGTTAAATTTGACAGGAAAAAGCATATGAAAGTTTCTTTAGTACATGGAGGAACGTTAAACATAATATCATGTACATTTCTCCCCAAAAGAGAACACTAAGATTACGGAGAATAAGTTTTTTAATCGAACAACAAAATAAGGCAGGAAAGGAGACACAAATGGCAGCATACGCAATAGAAATAATAATAGCAGTTATTTCAATGCTCGGCACAGCGAGTGGAGCATATTTTGCAAATAAAAAATCAACGGTTCTTGTAGCATATCGCTTGGAGCAGTTGGAGAAAAAGCAGGATATACATAACCAGGTAATCGACCGGGTTTATGAGCTTGAAAAATCCGTAGCTTTAAATTCGGAAGATATAAAAATGGCAAATCATAGAATAGAAGATTTAGAAAAGAAATA